GCGCGCGCGGCGGAGAAGGTCATTCATCGTCGGCCCCTCCCTTCGCGCCGCGCAGCCGGGCGAGGACGAGTTCGATGAAGGCCGGGCCGAAGACGCCGACGAGATAGGCGGCCGAGCCTGCCGCCCCACCCGCGGGGATCGCCTGCGGCGGCAGGGCGAGCCAGGCGGTGACGAGCGCCATCGAGAGGCTGCCCATCCCGGCCGCGATCAGGCCGCCGAGCAGGATGTGGCGCAGCGCGTCGCGCAGCCGCATCCGGGTGGTCAGGGCATTGGTCGCCCCGCCCAGCGCACCCCAGGCGGCGAGGATCACGGCTGTTGACGCGGCCAGTTCGCGCAGCACCGCCGCCAGAAATCCGGTCTCGTCGTTCATGTGCGGATCTCCACGAGCGGGATCGAGGTGATCGACCCGAGCCGTTCGAGGTCGAGGGTGACATCGAGGGCGTCGGTGTCGAAGCGGACGGGCACGTCGAACTCGAAGCCCGCGGTGATCGCGACACCCGCAGCGGGGGCGGTGGTGAAGGTCACCAAGCCCGCTGCGGTGGAGACCGACCACCCGGAGACCTGCGGCGTGCCGTTCAGAGCGATGGTCACGGTTCCGGCGACGGGCTTTGTGATGGTCCGCGTCCAGGACTGCGCGCCGGAGGTGTAGCGTTTGACCAATTGGAACTGCGTGGCCGACCCGTTGCCGGTGCCGATGGTTTGGTCGCTCGGACCCACCGTCTGTGACGGCGGGCAGGATTTGAAGTCGGCCCAGTCCTTGAAGCGGAAGCCATGGAGGCGGCCATTGCGGGCCTCGAAGAAGGCGACGACCGCCGCCAGATCGTCGGCGCGGCGGATGCCGTAGGCCACGTCGTAGCGGCGGCGCGAGTTGGCCCAACTGGCGTTGCGTTCCTCGGCCCCGCTCGCCAGTTCGACGATCTGGGTGCGCCGCTCCGGGCCGCCGCGCGCGCCCCGGCTGATGTTGTCCGGAAACCGGACCTCGTGGAATGCCATGGCTGATCCTCACATCCCCCTCCGGCCCAGCGACACGGCGCGGGCGATGTCGCTGGCGACCTGTGTGCGCGACTGGCGGAAGCTCTCGGCATCCCGCGCGTTGATCGTGACATTGACGGTGGAAGCACCCGCCTTGCCGTAGCCCGCGGCTTCCCGGCGAGAGAGGACCCGCTCACCCCTTTGCAGGATCGCGGGGACCTCATCCGGCCGCAGCCCGGCCCAGCCGCCGGTGTGCATGCGCGGGGCACCCGCAAAGGCCAGGGCCCGAACTATCCGGCCGGGACCGGGGGCGCCGACCATCCCGCCCGCATGCAGGATGTTCGCGAAGATGCCACCCGCGCCGCCCAGCGCGCCGGAGAGGGCGTTGGCGATGGGGCCGAGGATGAAGCGGCGGGCGGCGAGCTTCGCGAGGTCGGCGATCATCGAGGTGACGAGATCGCGGAAGTCGAGCTTGCCGGTCTTCACGAAGTCGCCGATGGCGTTCTCCGCACTCTGGAACGCCCCGACCAGCGCGCTGCCGATATCCCCGCCGATCTCGCGCGCCTTGGCGGCGTAGTCGGCGAGTGCGGCGGTGACGGCCTGCCAGCCGGTCAGGGCTTTCTCGGCTCCGGCGGCGGTGTCGGCTCCTGCCTGCCGCCCGGCCGCACCGGCGCGACCCGCCGCTCCGCCGGTATCGTCCAGTTCTTCGCCCAGCGCCCCGGCCGCAGCAGCGGCATCCGCCAGCGCAGTCTCAGCGTCGACCCCCGTGCCGGTCACGGCATCCTTCAAAGCCTGCCAGCTGGCGAGCGGCCGACCGGCGGCATCGGCGAGCATCCCGGCCGCTTCGCGATAGCCGTCGGCCCGGGCGCGGGCGTCGTCGGCCATCGCGCCGAGGCCGAGGTCGGGCGGTTCGAGATAGGTGCGTGCCAGCGCGGCCGAGAAGGCATCCGCCGCCGCGGCTCCCGCGGCCGTCGCAGCCCCCTCGAAGGGATTGCCGATGCGGCCGAGCTCCACCGGATCGAGGATGCCGATCCGGACCCCGCCTTCGCCGGTGGCCCATTCCGGCAGCAGCGCGAGGGCCGCATTCAGGGTCTCGATGAAGCTGTTGATGCGGGTGACGACCGCATTCAGCATCGCCTCGACGCCGGAGATCAGCCCGTTCGCGGCCTGGAAGGCGAAGTCGCCGATGGCGCCAGGCAGGCTGCCCCAGATCGCCACGGCGGCGTCATAGGCCCCCTGGAAGATCGCGGCCGTCCGGTCGCCGAAGCTGACGACGCCCGCGATGGTGCCTTCAAGCGCCGATAGACCGGCCGCCTTCAGCCCCTCCCATCCGGCCGCCATCCGCGCGAGGGCCGCATCCAGCGACAGACCGATGCGAGACCAGACCTCCTTGGCCAGATCGCCGAGCAGGCGGAACGCTTCGCCCACACCACCGACCCGGGCGACCAGTTGCGAGAACTGATAGACCAGCTCGCCCGCCCCGACGATCAGCGCGCCGATGCCGGTGCGGATCAGAGCGCCGCGCAGGAAGACCAGCGCTGTAGCAAGGCCACGGACAGAAAGAGCGGCTACGGCCAGCCCGGCCACCCAGCGACCCGCCATGAAGGCAGCGAAGGTTGCGGCATAGGTGGCGAGCCGTGCCAGATTGTCGAAGATTGCTGTGATCGCCTGCCCGATGGGGCCGGTCGCGCGCGCCATGTCGGCGAGCTTGGTCGCGATGGTCTCCAGCGCCGGGGCGACGGCCACGGTCAGCCGGTTGACGAGGCCGGTCCAGATCAGGCTGAGCCGTGCGATGGCATCACCTGTCCGCTCGATCTGGGCGGCATCCGCCGCACTGACCGCCACGCCGAAATCCTGCACGTCGCGGGCGGCATCGCGCAGCGTGGCGCTGTCGATCCGAAGGAAGGCCAGCGCCGCCCGGTCGCCGAAAAGGTCGGAGGCCACGGCCGCCCGTTCGGCCTCGGGGACGAACTGGTTCAAGGCGTCCTGAATGGCGACGATACGCTGGTCGAGCGGCAGGGCCTGCAGTTCCGCCGCCGTCAGGTTCAGCCGCCGCAGCGCGCCGACGGCCGCGCCCGAACCGCTGGCGGCTTCGGACAGGCGGGTGGTCAGCTTCTTCGTCGCCTGCTCGATCTCGCCCAGCGAGACGCCCGCAAGTTCCCCGGCCCAGGTCAGGATCTGGATGCTCTCGACGGTCGTGCGCATCGACTGCGCGAGTTTCGCCTGCGCGTCGATGTTGGCCAGCCCCGAGCGGACCATCGCCACCCCGGCCGCCGCAGCCGCTGCGGTGACGGCCGCCAGCGCGATCCCGGCGCGGCGCGCGAAGCTCGCCAAGCGCGTATTGGCCAGTTCCATCTCGGAGGACAGGCGGCCAAAGCCCTTCGCCCCGGCCTCGCCGATGCCTTCCAGTTCGGCGCGCACCTGGCGGCCGCCCACGGCGGCAAGCCGGACGGAGACGCGTTTCTCAGGCATCGGATCGGGGCTCCGGGTGGAATGGGGTCAGTCGCGGTTCGCCGCGATCTGCTCGTTGACGCGGCGGACCATCACCGCCTCGAGGGCGGGCAACAGTTCGGCGATGGCGGGCGGGGAAATGCCGAGAGCGTTCCCCAGCGCAAGCGCCGCGCCCATGTCCCAGCCGATCACCGCGCCGGGGATGACGCGCATCTGACCGCCGAGGCGCTGCGCCAGGTCCCAGACCTGCGCGCCTTCGAGCGTCAGCGGCCGGTTCAGCCGTGCGGGGCAGTCGGGACAGGTCGTGCCGCAGGCCGCGCAGTAGCCTTCGCCCCCACTGAGCGACCAGTCGGCAAGGGCGCAGAGCCGTTTTTTTCCGCGTCCAGCAGGAGGGCTTTGGCGACGTAAGAAGTCTGGAACGCCTCGAAGGCGGGCCAGAGGTCGAGAAGCGCGTCGATGGCCTCGGGACTCGGCTCGATGGGATTGCCGTCTGCATCGCCGATCCCCTCCCACGCGAGGATCGCGCGCCGCGCCAGCGCCTTGGCCATGGAAAGCGCGGCTTCCTCGGTCGCGGCCCCCTCGGGCAGGTCGGCAATCGCGGGATCGCCCCGCGCGGAGACCATCAGCGCGGTGGTCAGCGGGCGGAGCTTCACGCGCACACCGGGGATGAGGTCGCACCACTGCGGCGCGTTCGAAAGGTCGAGTGTCAGCATGACGGGCCTTCTCAATAGGTTGCGACGGTGTTGACGAGGACGGCGGTGCACATCCGGGCGGGGCTGACGGCCTTGGCGGCTTGCCAGTCGAAGGTGGCCTGGATGCCCTGCGGGCCAGGGATCTCGATGCGCGGGCGCGGCAGGTAGACGGCGTGGGCCGTGAAGGTGAAGCTGGCGTTGGCGCCGAGGCTCCACGCGAAGACCAGTTCGCAAGGCGTGCCGTCGATGGCCTGCGTGATCAGCGCGGTGTCGGCGAAACGCACCTCAACCCGTCCGGTCAGCGCGGCCATGCCGGGGTCGGCCCCCTCGATGCGGCCATCGTTGCGGATGGTCTCGATCCGGTCGAGGCCGTTGGACCAGGTCACCTCGGCCGAGATGACATTGCCGAGCGGCGAGCCATTGCGGGTGATCGCCCCGTTGAAGTGCCCGAACCGCTGCAGCGAAAGCGACGTCGGCGTGCCAGCCGCGGTGGTGGCCGCGACGCTTTCACCCTGCGCCACCAGCCGGGCCGTCGCGGTCAGCAGCCCCGACCGCGCCATCTGCCACGACAGCTGGTCGCAGACGCAGCCGGTGTACATCACGTAGCGCGGCACCTCGGGCATCGCCGTCTCGATGGCCATCGACGGCAGGGTCCAGTTGCCGGACTGAAAGGTGTGGGTCTTGGGCGTGGTGCCAGTGGTCGTCGGCTGACCGAACGCCGCCTTCAGCCAAAGCCCAAGGTTCTCGACATCGATCGGCACGACCACGTCGCCATCGGCGGTGACCGCGTCCTTGATCGGGGCCAGCGGGTCGCGCCCCTGGCCCAAGAGTTCCGAGGCGATCAGCGGCTGCTCGGAGCCGAGCGTGGTGCTGGCGAAGGGCACCGTGCGATAGCCCGAGGCGGGCGCGGTGCCATAGACGGTCTCGAACGCAAGCGCCATCTGCGCCCGCGCCCCATGGGCTCGTGCCATTGAGTTCTCCTGTCGTGATTGGGTCAGGCCAGTGGGTTGGTCGTGGAGTGAGGCGGATCAGACAAAGGTCCGGGGGACCTTTGTCCCGCCGAGCGCAGGATGGGACCCGCTGCCGGTATCAGCCGAGCGGATCGGCCGTTGAATAATGCAGCACCACCGGGATCACCGCCGCCTTCAGGCTGGCGGTACCCTCGACAGCCAGATCGACCGGGCGCGGCGCTTCCGCCTCGACCCAGTCGCAGAGGCCGCCCAGTGTACGGTCGCCGGCAATCGCTGCACCAATGCTGCCGCAGAGGGTGTCAAAGGCGGCGTCACGGGTGGCCCCCTGGACGACCGCCTCGATCTCCGCTCGGTGCTGGTAATGGTAGCGCAGCGGCGACAGCGTCACCTGGGGCTCCCCCGGCTCGCCGTCGCGCAGGATCAGGAGGCCAGCAGCGGGCACGCGCTCGGGCAGAACGTCGCCGCGCAAGGCGGTCGCGGGCAGCGCCGAGAGCCGCGCATGCAGCGCGGTGAGGATGGTTTCGCGAGGGGTGGGCATCGCTCTGCTCGGGCCGATATTGCCAAATTAGTGCCTCGGGGCTATATAGCTTCAAGGACATGAGGATCGCATGCCGTGGACCGTCTCGTTTGCCGAGGAGTTCGAACCGGAGTTCGACGCACTCTTACCGGAGGTTCAGGACGCGATCCTGGCCCGCGCGCTCCTTCTGGAACGCGAGGGGCCGACACTCGGACGACCGCATGCCGACACCCTGACCGGCTCGAAGCATGCGAACATGAAGGAATTGCGCTGCAACGCCGCTGACGGCGCGTGGCGCATCGCCTTCTCATTCGATCCCGACCGGCAGGCGATCCTGCTCGTCGGCGGGGACAAGTCGGGCGTGAGCGAGAAGCGCTTCTACAAGCAGCTGATCGCGCGGGCCGATGAGCGGTTCGACCGCCATTTGGCCAAACGGAAAGGATGAGGACCATGGCACGGACCCTGAAGGACAAGCTGGCCACGCTCGACGCGGCCCGGCGCGCGGACATCGAGGCCGAGGCCGACCGGCTCCATACCGAATACCTGACGCTGCAGGAACTGCGGAAAGCCAAGGACCTCACGCAGGCCCAGCTGGCCGAAGCCCTCGGCATCCAGCAGGCGACGGTCGCGAAATACGAGCGCCAGAGCGATCTGCTCCTGTCGACCCTGTCGAGCTACGTGCGCGCGATGGGCGGCTCGCTCAAGCTGATGGTCGAATTTCCCGGCAAGGCACCGATAGCCATCGAGGGGCTGGGCGAGACCGAGGAGCCGCGCCGTCGCCGTCGTGCCGCGCGCGACGACGGTCGCGCCGCCGCCCGCGCGTGATCATCCGGCTCGCCCCTCCACCCAGTTCGCCACGATCAGCCCCCGGCACGGCATCATGCGCTCGCTGCGCATCCCGTGCCAGGTCCAGCCGCTTCGGCAGCTTGACCTGCGGCACCAGCAGGAAGATCGGCGCAGTCACGACGCCCCTGCCGGTTTTCGACCGTGACGCCACGGCCCGGCCCTTCGTGTTCAACCGCCCCTCCGCCACCAGCAGGCTCGGGCCTCGGCGGCGATAGACGAAGCGCAGGCGCAGGCCGGTGCGGCGTTCCCATTCGCCGGGGGTGATCGGACCGCCGCGTGTGGATTTGCCAGCGGCCGGGGTGGGGATCGCCAGCCAGAACCCGTTCTTCGAGCGGATCAGCGGCCCTGCGTCATGCGCGCCGACGATCACCGGGGCGTTGGACCAGACCAGAGCCGCCGCGCTGAGGCTAGGTTTGCCCTTCGGGAACTGCTGCGACCGGATGGTGCGGGCGAGCCGGGCACCGAGCCCCGCGCCGGTGATCTGCGCGCGCCAGGCCGCCTTCAGCCCGGTCCCGGCCTCGCGGATCGCGGCCGAGACCGCGCGTTCGCCCGCCGCGACCTCGGCCGCCATCATCGCGACGATGTCGGGATCGATGTCGAGCTTCAGTTTCACGCGGGCCTCAGGTCGACGGTCCAGACCAGCCGCTCGCGGTCGCGGACGGGCTCGCCCTGGATGAGGAAGGCCTCGCCGTCGATCTCGATACGGTCGCCGGGGCGCGGGGTTGGCACCTCGGCCACGCGCAGGTCGATCCGGGTGGTCTCGGACCAGAGCCGTGCATCACCGAAGTCGGTGACCGCGTCCGCACGCCGGGCAACGACGCGCACCAGGACGGGCGCGCCGCCCTCGGCGATGTAGACCGCGTCCCGGCCGATGTTCGGATCGGCGAAGAGTGCGTCGAGCGCCAGGTCGACGGCCCCCATCACGTCCGTCGCGCCGAGCGCAGAACCTGCGGGCGGGTGCAGATCGGCAGCGGATTGCTCTCGATCTCGAGGCGCACCCATTCGTCGCGGTCGCGGTCGGGGATCGTGCGGGCATAGAGCGGCAGGCCGGGCGTGTTGACCGTCTCGAAGGTGTCGGCCGGGGCGAAGTAGATCTCGAAGAGGCCCTCGACCCCCTCGGGATAGAAGTAGGCCTTGTCCGTCGGCACGCCGAAGCCGAGGCCGCCCCGGTAGCGGCGGAAGGCGATGCCGCCGAAGCTGACCTCCTCGCCCACGCGGCCCCGAAGGTCGGCGGCGGCCGCGGTGTTGAGGTAGGTCTCGCGCACTTCCTTGTGGGCGACCAGATCGGCGAAGAAGGCCGAGCCGCATTCGGCGCGCAGCTGGACCTGACCGGCCGCGAGCCCGCCGAGGCTGTCCTCGACGCTCTCGATCAGCGCCTGGCAGCGCTTGCGGAGCGCGCCCGAGGCGGGGGTCGCGTTGTCGAGGTCGAAGTCCACCTCGGCGGCCGGCGCGATGCCGAACTCGGCGAAGTAGTTCACCACCGTCGCGCCGTCCTTCGGATCCTTCACCACGCCCTGGATGCCGTTGAAGAGGTGGAACTCGAAGGTGGCCTCGGCATCGTTCCGGAGCCGCGCCAGCTTGCGCGCCACCTCGGTCTGCACCTGCTGGACGGCGGTCTCCGACCCGTGGTCGCGGATGCCCTGGATCTCCGAGGCCCAGAGCACGTCCTGCTTCTTGAACTGGCGCACGACGAAGGCGCGCATCTCGCGGCGTTCCGGCACCTGTTGCTCGTAGGCCGAGCCGCGCTCGGAGAAGGGGATCAGCGACAGCGTGCCGTCCCGGCTCTCGATCACCACGGTGCGCGCGCGCACGCCGCGCGGCCCGAAGAGACCCGAGCCCGACAGGATCGCGGGCCTGTAGGGGATGTTCTCCAGCGCGCGGGTCAGCTCGACGATCGAGAAGGCATCGCCTTCGAAGATGTCCATGGTCGCCATGGGGATGTCCTTTCGATGGAGGGGATCAGCGCAGCAGGATCCCGAGCGCGGCCAGCGCCGCGGTGGCGGCGGCGATCTGCGGCTCGGTCGCGCCCGCGGGCCAGACGAGTTCGTGGCGGTTGACGAGGGCCGGGCCGCGCAGGACGGCCACCGCCGCGGCATCGGCGTCGGTCGCATCGGCCTTGCCCCAGAGGATCCCGGCGGCGTTCTGGCTGCCGTTCGAGGCGGCGGGGGCGAGCGGAACGAACTTGCCGCCCGTGGTGATCCTGCCCAGCACCGTGCCGGGATCGATCTTGCCCGCGCCGGAGGCGAGGACGACGGTTTCGCGGGTGTAGTCGCGCGCGACTTCCCAGACGAGGAAGCCGCCCGCATGCGGGCCTTCGGTCAGCGTGGTCATCGGCTCATCCTTTCGGCTTGAAGGTGCGGGCGATCACGTCGCCCCAGGGACGCGCGCTCGCGCTGCGGCCGGGCTGCGGGTGATGCGGCGCGATCTCGGGCTCGGCCTCGGCCTTCGCGGCGAGGAGCGATGCACGCACCTCGTCGAGGCCCGCATCGCGTTCGAGGAAGCGGCCCGCCATCTGCGGCCGGCCCGCAAGGCGGCAGAGGTCGATCACGGCGCGGGCATGGGCGAGGGCCTCGGCGCGGATCGCGGACGGATCGGGCGGCGGTCCGCCCGGCGGGGACGTGCCCGCCGGCGGTTGCGGCGCATCGGACGCGGCGGCCTGCTCGTCCCAGGCGTCCGCGACCGCGGCGTCCTCGACCATGACCGCCTCGTCGGTGGCCCCGGTATCGGCCCCGTCGTTCTCGTCTCCGGGCTCCGGCTCGGCTTCGGCCTGCTCCGCCAGCACCGGCGGTGCGTTGCGGAAGCGCCCGGTGTCGAAACGCGCGGCGATGCGGACCGGGTCGGCGATCCGGTCGGCGAAGCCCTGCGCCACGGCGTCGGCGGCGTCGAACCAGGTCTCGGCGGCCATCAGCGCGGCGACCTCCTCGGGCGTGCGGCCGGACTTGCCGGCATAGCCCGAGACGAGGCTGCCCTTCACCTTGTCGAGCGCCTCGGCCATGGCGCGCATGTCCTCCGCCGTGCCCATGACGAGGCCGGAGGGGTCGTGGATCATCAGGAAGGTATTCTCGGGCATGACGATCTCGTCGCCCGCCATGGCCACGTAGGAGGCCGCCGAGGCGGCGATGCCGTCGATCCAGACCGTCACGGTCCCGGCATGGCGCCTCAGCGCGTTGTGGATCGCCACCGCGTCGAAGACCGACCCGCCGGGGCTGTTCAGCCGCAGATCGACGGGGGTGCCCTCGGGCAGCGCCCCGAGTTCCGCGAGGAACCCCTTCGCCGAGACGCCGAAGGCGCCGATCTCGTCGTAGATCGCCACTTCCGCCCGCGCGTCCTCCCGGTCGCGCCCCCGGGCGCGGATCGCATACCAGCTCTTCATCCTGTCACTCCTGTTCGGGTTGCGCGTCTGCGCCCGGCGCATCCGACCCCGGATCGGGCAGCCGGGCGGGCGTGGCGCGGGCGCCCTGCGTCCCGCCGGGGCTCGTGCGGTAATGCAGGCCGAGGCCCGCCGCCCGCGCCGCATCGGCGGCGTTCTCGCGGTCGATCTCCTCGACGTCGTAGCCCGTGGCCTCGACCACCTTGCGCCGCGAGACGATGCCCGCCTCCATGGCGAGGACCTGCGCCTGGATGTCCTTCAGCGGATCGACCCAGTCCCAGCGCGGCGGGATCCACTGGACGGGCCGCAGCGCGTCCGGCCGGCCCTCGAGCGCGCCCGCGAGCACGGCCGTCTCGAGCCAGCGCGCCCAGACCGGCCGGCAGAGCTGATGGGCGATCACGCCGTGCTGGAGCTGCTGGATGCGCCTGCGGAACTCGACCAGTTCGGCGCGCAGCGAGGAATAGTTCGCCCGGCCCGTGTCGCCGGTGACGAGGTGATAGGGCAGCCCCAGCGCGGCCGAGACGGCGAGCAGCGTGCGGTACTGGAACGCCTCGTAGCCCCCGCCGACGTCCGCCGGGGACGAGAACTTCACGTCCTCGCCCGGCAGCAGCACCTGCATCGTACCGGGCTCGAGGCTGGCGAGGGCCGCCCCCTCGGCATCGGCGGCGCCTTCGCCCATCATCGGCTCCTCGGGCGCCGCCTTCGTGATGAAGCCCGCGAACATCGCCGCGGTCTTCTTCCGGTCGAGTTCCGCGTCGTCGTACTGGTCGAGCAGGAAGAGCCGCACCATGGCCGGCGCCACATGCGGCAGGCCCCGGATCTGGCCCGCATCGATGGGCCGGTAGATGTGCAGCACGTCCGCCGCCGGCACGCGCACCGTCTCGGGCACCGCCACCCGCCGGTCCGTGCTGTCGCCCGGATGGCGGCGGCGGAAGTGATAGGCCACCCGCCGCCCGATGGCGTCGAACTCGATCCCGCAGCGGATGCGGTTGTCGTCGGCGGCCGTTTCGGTCTTCTCGAAGGGCAGCATCTCGGATTGCAGAAGCTGCAGCTGAAGCGGCACCGAAAGCCCGTCCTCGGGCCGGCGCGGGCGCAGGCGCACGAAGCATTCGCCGGCGACGAACATCTCGCGCGCGACCATGGCCTGAAGCCCGTAGAAGTCGGTCAGACCATCCGCATCGGCCTCGTCCGTCCAGGCGAGCCAGAGCTTCTGCACCCGGTCGCGCAGCGCCCCGTCCCCGATCAGCGAGGAGGGCTTGATCCCGTCGCCCACGAGGTTGGCGGCGAAGGCCTCGCAGGCGTTCGCCGCATAGCCGTTGGCGACCACCAGTTCGCGCGACCGCGCCAGGAGTCGCGGCCCGCCCGCGGCGACCAGCGCGTTGATGTTCTCCAAGGGCGGGTTCCAGCCCCGCAGGCGGCGCTGTGCCATGGCGCCCTCGAGGCGGGCGCGCACGGCCGGGGCGCCGCCGGCCCTTGCGCGGCGGAAGCGGTCGAGAAGCCCCATGGATCAGAGCCCCTTCGCCGTCGTCACGCGCAGCTGCCGCACGATCCGGCGCCCCTCGGCGGCGGCGATCTCCCGCTCCAGCGCCTCGAGCGCCCGGTCGATCTCGGCCAGGCTGCGGTATTCGACCGTCTTGCCGTCGTAGCTCACGCGGGCGATGCCGGAGACGCGCTGCGCGGCCAGCGCCTCGCGGCGGGCGCGGAGTTCGGCGGCCGTGGCCATGGCGTTCACCTCATGTAGCTCGAGCGTATCGTCCGCCGGAGCGGCAGCCTTCGTGCTGGGACGGACGGCTCTGTCGCCGCGCCGTCCGTTGGCCCGTCCTGCTTCGCCGCGCCGAGCTGCGCTTCCAGATCGGCCCAGCGGGCCTCCGGCCAGCGATCCGCACCCGCGATCCAGGCGGCGGCGCGGGCATAGACCCGGCAATCCAGCGCCTCGTTGCGCTCGCGCAGCTTCTGCCATTCGAGCCGGGCGAAGCCGCGGCGGGTAGCGACCGTCACCAGCTGTTCGGCGGTCAGCTGCTTCAGCCATTCGCCGTCGGCCCAGTCCGGCAGATGGATCGTGCCGGGCGGGCACAGCGCACCCGCCGCCTGTTCCTCTTTCGTCGGCCGCTCCAGCCGCAGGAAGCGATAGGTCTCGGCCTTGAAGGTCGAGGTGGCGACGATCCAGAGCCGGGCGCCGCGGCGCAGCCGCTTGCCCGCGACGGTCGCATCGACATAGGTCGGCCCGCTCACCGGGCTCGAGCGGTTGAACCCCTCGACGCCCTTCACCGGCGCCACCTGCCCGAAGCCCGTCTGCCGCGACCAGGCATAGACCGCGCTCGTCTCGTAACCCGTGTCGATCGCGAGCCGCGCCAGCGTCATGTGCCGCCCGCCCTCGTGCCGCCAGACCCGGCCGAGCAGGTCGGTCAGCTGCTGCCAGCAGGCCGGATCGCCGGGCCCGCCCTCGATCACGACGTGATCGACCAGCCAGCTTTCCAAGCCACGACCCCAGGCCCAGACATCGACCTCGATCCGGTCCTTCTGCACGTCGACCCCGGCGGTCAGGAACAGCCCGCCCGCGGGAACGATACCGGGCTTCCACGTCTCGCGCCGGTCGTAAAGCCGCTGCCAGTCCGGCGCTTCGCCCGTCTCGACCCATGTCTCGCCGAGGATCGTGTTGCGGAACGCCTTGATCGCCTCGTCCGACCCTTGCGCTGCGTCCCAAGCCCGCACGATCCGCTCCCAGCTCACCCAGCCGATCGGCGAGTAGAGCGCCGAGAGGTGGTAGCCGACCGTCGTCGGATCGGCGGCCGTGGCGGTCGCCCGCCATTCGCCGCCCTCCAGCATCGCCGTCTTGTGGTGTTCCGCGATGGGCGTCTCGCAGCCCTCGCAGTGATACTCGGCCGTCTCGGGGTGCCCCTTCTGCCAGCGCAGCCGGTCGAACTTCAGCCACTGCATCGCGCCGCAGTGCGGGCACGGCACGAAGAACCGGCGCTGGTCGGACGCCTCATACTCGCGCTCGATCCGGCTCAGCCCCCGGATCGTGGGCGTCGAGACCAGCAGCACCTTGCGCCGGTGGGCGAAGGTCAGCGACCGCGCTTCCGCCAGCGTCACCGGGTCGCCTTCCTCGTCGGCCGAGGCCGGATAGGCGTCGACCTCGTCGAGGAAGATGTAGCGCGCCGGGGTCGAGCGCAGCCCGACCGCCGAGTTCGCGCCGGTCATGATCAGGATGCCGCCCGCGAACTCCTTCGACAGCATCGTGTTGCCCGCGTCGCGCGACCGGGCGGGCTTCACCCGCTCCCGCAGCTCCGGGCTTTCGTCGATCAGCGGATCGATCCGCTGGCGCGAGTTGCGCTTGGCCAGTTCCACGGTCGGCTGGACCGCCAGCATCGGGCCGGGCGCCTGGTGGATCGCGAACCCGATCCAGTTGTTGCCCGCCTCGGTCGCGCCGACCTGCGCGGCCTTCATGAATACGATCCGCTGCGTGGGATCGCCAGGGCTCAGCCGGTCCATGATCTCGCGCATGTAGGGCGTGCGCACCGTGCGATACCGCCCCGGTTCTGCCGAGGCGCGGCCCGAGAGCATCCGGTGCCGGTCCGCCCATTCCGAGACGGTCAGGTCCGGATCAGGCGTCAGCCCCGCGCCCCAGGCGCGCAGGATCTCGCCCGCGCCGTCGAAATCGGTCTGGCCATCATCATCACCGGAAGTCGGGCCGGACCTCGGCAAGCTCGTCGAGGTGGGCACGGACATGTTTCTCAAGGACCTTCTGCATCGCAGCGGGCTCCACGCCGAGATCGGCCGCCATCAGCGCCGCCGACCGCGCAGGCCAGTTCACCCACGCGTCCCGCACCTCCCGCGCCAGCCGGAACACCAGCGACAGCGCCCGGGCCCGCTCGATCAATTCCCCCTTCAGCTTCTGGAGCCGGATGCGCCGCTCCTGCGCCTTCAGCACCTCGTTCGCGGTCTTCGCCTGCAGGAAGGTCGTGCCGCCGCCGACGGCGGGGACTGCCAGACCCTGTTCGCGGAGCGTGTCGCCGACGGCAACCACGGCCGCCTCGGGGACAGGCTTCAGCTTCGGCGCGGGCGGCTTGCGGGTCTTCGACGGGTCCGTCGTCTCGGCACGCTTGGCGTCGCTGGCGGCCGCATTGATGCTGCCGTCGGGATAGAGCACCAGCCGCTCGGCCGTCTTCGCCTTCTGGATCGCGCCCCGCGACAGCCCGACATGGGCGGCGTACTGGCGCTCGCTCATGCCCTGCATCGACGGCTCCGATTATCGTTCAGGATCATGCGCTTATCTCGTTGATAAGCGTCGCGCACAGAGCGAACGTGTCTCCGGAAGGACGATGCAACTCATCACGGAGCACCCCGATGACCCGCCCGAACCCGATCGCCACCCCGCGCCTTGAGGCCCGCGCCGAGAGGGCGCGCCGGAACCGGGGTGAGCCCGGTTCCGCCACCGGTTCGAGGAACCGGGCGAACGCACTCGCCGCCTTCGTCGGCAAGAAGGCCGAGATCGATGCGATGCTCGCCCGCCTGCAGTCGCTCAGCGACGACCATTTCGGCTGCCACCCCGACGAGGTGGGCTGGGCCATGGTCGGCACCCTCGAATACTACGCCGAACTTCTGAAGCGCATCACCGACAGCGCCTTCGGCGAGGGCGAGCACGCCCGCTGATCTCCGGCGCTGCCGGAACTCCCGCCGCGCGCCCTGCGCGGTGAGCCCGAACCGTGGCCCCAGTGGGGCCGCGTAAGTCGGGCGAACGGGTCGTAGAAGGCGCCGCATCACGCGGGCCCGAATCCGGAGACGACCCCATGACCAAGCTTTCCGACACCCAGGCCATCATCCTCAGCGCCGCCGCACAGCGCGCGGACCGCATCGCCCTGCCGCTCCCCGACAGCTTGCGCGGCGGGGCCGCCACCAAGGTGGTCGGCGCGATGCTCGCCAAGGGCTTCCTGCAGGAGGTCGACGCGGACATGCGCAAGGGCGAACCCGTCTGGCGCGAGACCGGCGACGGCCACGGCGTGACGCTGGTCGCCACCGACGCAGGCCTCGCCGCCATCGGGATCGAGACCGAAGACGCGAACCCCGCGCCTGCGGGCGCGACGGACGCGCCTTCCGAGGAGCCCGCGCCGGACACCCCCACCGAACCGAAGGCTGCGCCCAAGGCGCGCACGCCGCGCGGGGGGACGAAGCAGGCCACCCTGATCGCCATGCTGTGCGCGCCGGAGGGCGCGACCATCGAGGAGATCATGGCCGCGACCGGCTGGCAGGCCCACACCGTTCGCGGCGCAATGGCCGGGGCGCTGAAGAAGAAGCTCGGGCTCGAGGTGACCTCGGAGAAGGTCGAGGATCGGGGGCGGGTCTACAAGCTCCCCGCCGCCTGACGCACAGGACCCCGACAAGTCGATGGCCGCCGCCCCGCCGGGGCGGCGGTCGATCATCTGGCGCTCAGCATCCGGATGGCCTCGAAGACCCGCCGCAGGGCGAAGGAACGCGCTATCGACACGATGGTGAAAATGGCGCCCATCTTCAGGTTCTGCGCTAGCGTCGTGTGCAGCCCGAAGACCGGGAAGATCAGGATCTGCGTGACCACCGCGACGCCGTAGCCGACGATCACGTTGGCGACGGACTCGACCAGCGACATGAGGCGGGACTGCTTCATGCCGCTGCCTCATCCATCGGCCAGCAGTTCAGCTGCCAGAGTTCTGAGCGCATGCGCTGCAACCAGGGGGACCACGCCGTTGCCACAGAGCCGAAGCCGGTCCACCCGGTGGGCCAACCCATCAGCGCCTCGACGAACAGCGGGTTCAAGGTCAGGCGCGCATCGGAGGTATCGCGCCCAGCCATCGGCGTCGTGAGGACCTGGCGGCCAAGCAGGCCGTTCACCGGCGTGTTCGCAAGGCTCGTCGCCCCGTCCTTGTGGTCGCGGGCCGTCGGCGTCATCCACAGCCCCGCCGAATGGGTCAGGTCGGCACATCGGCGGTTCCCCGCGCTCGGCTTGCACCCGTCGTTCGCCATCGGCGTCGGCCACATCGCGGCCGTCGTTGCGAGGTTCATGCCGTGCTGCCCGGCTTCCTGCGAAGGTGTCGGCTTCGTCTGCCGGTTCTCGTTCGCGCTGGCCCTCGGCGTCGGCCAGAGCCGCAGCAGCTCCGTCCGGTTCCCGCCACTCGATCGGGTGCCGGAGCAGGCGCGCGGGGTCGGCCAGGTCGTCTCCCTCGCGTGTGGCGAGGATGAAGAGCCGCTCGCGCTTGTGGGGTGCGCCGACCTCCGCCGCCGTGAAGAGGCCTGCCGCAAGGCGGTAGCCCATGCCGACCAGTCCGCTGGCGACTTCGGGGAAGCCGAGGCGGAGATGATGGGCGACATTCTCGAGGAAGACGAAGTGCGGCCGGACCTCGGCGATGATCCGGGCGACATGCGGCCAGAGGTGGCGCGGGTCGTCAGCGCCCCGGCGCTTTCCCGCGACCGAGAACGGCTGGCACGGATAACCCGCAGTGACGATGTCCACAGCGCCGCGCCACGGGCGGCCGTCGAAGGTGGCAACGTCGTCCCAGACAACAGCCTGATCCAGGGACGCGTCTTCCATCCGCGCCACGAGAGCGGATGCGGCGAAGGTTTCCCGTTCGACATGGCCCACAGCACGATATCCGGGGATGGCGATGGCGAGCCCGAGGTCGAGCCCGCCCGCGCCGGAACAGAGCGAGAGCCCGAAGAGGCATGCGTCTCCGGCTCCGGAAGCGCGTCCGGAGGAAGATAAAGCCAGGTCATGCATGTCACGCGGCGGTCTTGCGCTTTCGCGCGGGTTCTGGGGCGGCGTCCGGGTCCGGCGTATCGGCCCGGGCCTCGGCATCGTCGCCCAGCCGCTCGGTCCTCACCTGCGCGAAGGTCCGACCGTCACCGTCGAGGATCGCGTCGCGGCCGGTCTCGGCCTGCCAGCGCTCCACGGCGACATCGACATAGGCCGGGCTGATCTCCATCGAGAAGACGCGGCGGCCGTTGGCCTCGCCCGCCATGATCTGCGAGCCGGAGCCGGAGAACGGCTCGTAGCAAAGCCCGCCGCGCGCCACATGCTGGCGCATCGGGATGCCGAAGGCGTCGAGCGGTTTCGGCGTCGGATGGTCGGGCCGGTCGTCCTTCGCGAAGCTGGGCAGCGCCCATGTCGATGGCAGGGTTTCCTCGGCCACCTTGGGCGGCCGGTTCGGGCGACGCCAGCCCATGAAGCAGGGCTCGTGCTTCCAGAGGTAGTGCGAGCGGGTGAGCACCCCGCGGTCCTTCACCCAGATGATCTGCTGATGCACGAAGGCCCCGGCCTTCTCCCAGCAGGCTTCCAGCATCGCCTGGCGACGCGAGGCGTGCCAGCAGTACCACGCGGCGTCCTCGGTGATGGCCTCGGCCACGGCCGCGGCGATGAAGCCGTCGTAGAGCTCCGCGCCCTGCGAACTGTCGTCCCAGGTCACGCCGTAGGACTGCGACCAGTCCTTGTTGCGGGTCGGATGGTTCGAGCCGTCGTAGTCGACGAGATACGGCGGGTCCGTTGCGAACAGGACAGCCCGCTCGCCGTTCATCAGGCGGCGCACGTCGTCGTGGCTCGTGCTGTCTCCGCAAAGGAGGCGATGGTCGCCGAGGATCCAGAGATCTCCCGTCCGCGACGCCGGGTTGCGCGGCGGCTCGGGGATGGTCACCGGCGGCACGGAGCCCCCGGCGCCACCTTCTTGCCCGCCCCCCTCCGGCACGAAGGCCAGCAGCTTGTCCAGCTCGCCGTCGGAGAAGCCGACCAGCGACAGGTCGAAATCTTCGGCCAGCAGGTCGTTGAGCTCCGCCGACAGCAGTGCCTCGTCCCAGGTGCCGAGTTCGGTCAGCTTGTTGTCCGCGATGCGGTACGCCCGTCGCTGCGCCTCGGTCAGGTGACCGAGCACGATAACTGGCGCCTCGGTCAGCCCCAGCTGCTTCGCGGCCAGCACGCGTCCGTGCCCGGCGATCAGTTCGCCGTCCTCGCCGACGAGGCAGGGGACGGTCCAGCCGAATTCGGCCATGCTGGCGGCGATCTTCGCGACCTGGTCCGCGCCATGCGCCTTCGCGTTCTTCGCGTAGGGCTGGAGGCGCGACAGCGGCCATGTCTCGATCGCGTCCGGGGCGAAGGCGAGGGTCATGCAGGTTCCTGTCGATGGTCGATCGGCATCCGCCGGGTGGACTCCGGCACGGAGGGTTCCACCGGCTTCCGGCCGGACTCCGGCATCCGCGGGGTATCCACTCAGGGTGGCCGGTCAGGCTTTTGAATTCACAGTGGTTTCAGGGCGCCGCGGCTGGACGCTGGACTCCGGTGGCTTCCCAAAAATCCGGCCCTGTCGCTGGCGATATGCCGCGCTTCGCCCGCCAGCATACGGTCCGGCCCGGAAAGGAACCGCAAAACAACGGCTTGGCGGCCCGGTGCCCGGCCGGATCCGGCTTCGGACCCCTGGACTCCGGCGGCGGGGCGTCCCGCGCACGCCTCTCCCGATCCTGTCGCGTTTCTACGCGCCGGCCCGGGTGCGGTGAACCCCTTCCGATGTCTCTCCGAAAATCGTCTCACAGGACGATTTTCCTTGACAGCCGGTCGGCATTCTCCACCACGAAGCGCCTCGACCGCTTGCCGGACGGCACCCGGCCGCTGAGCCGCCAGGCGATCAGGGCGATGCCGTATTGCCAGTGGCGATTGGCGGCCGGGCGGCTCAACCCGATCTCCCAGCCTATCCTCTTCCAAGGCGTCCGGTTGGCGCGCAGCCAGACGATCCGCGCGTCGTCGCGTTCCAGCCAGCGCAGCCAGAGCAGCGCCTCCTCGGCCTCGGTGATGTCCCGCGGGCCGGGCTTCGGCCGCCGCATCCGGGGCTCCTGGCCGACCTGGTCGGCGAAGCTGTGGAAGTATTCGGGCCAGGCGCTGAAGTAGCCGTGCGGCCTGACCTCGGGCAGCGAGCGGAACACCTCGGCCGCGCGCTCGAGCCGGTCCTCGACCATTGCGGGGGTCCAGTCAGCCATGCGCGGCCTCCTGGTCGCCCGCCCGCGGTCCGTAGAGCTTCTCGCCCAGCTGGCGGACCAGTTCGCGCTCGGGCCAGGTGAGGCGGTCGTCATCGACGGAGACCGCGAGGACGCCCTGTTCCTGCCAGCCCTCGCGCTTGACCCGCTCCGGGTCGCGGCGCTCGCCGCCGTAGCCGCGGGGATGCCACCTCATTGCAGGCCCCCCTTGGTCTCCAGCGCCCAGAGGAGGAGCGCGATGGCATCGGCCTCGTTGTCGTCGGCCGGGCTGAATCCGCGGGCCCGTGCTGCGGCAATCATGTCCTGCTTGGGTGCATTTCCCCGGCCAGTCGCGTTCTTCTTGATCGTGCCGACCGGAACGCCGCTGTAGGGAATGCCCCGCAATTCGGCCCATGTCGTCAGCGTCGCGAGGAGACCTCCAAATACATGGGCCGCGTCGGTGCCTGCGTGGCGGCGGACTTCCTCGAACCAGATCGCAGCGATGGGCCCTGACAGCCGGTCGATCTCGGTCAGCCAGTTGGTGAAGCGCAGGTAGCGCATGCCGCCGCCGTCGAAGCGGCCCGGGCGCAGCGAGACAGTCCCGCTGGTGATCAGACCGTCATGGCTGCGAAGCGCCCAGCCGGTCGTGGTGCCGAGGTCGAGGGCGAGGATGCAGGACCGGCTGATCGCGCCCGGTTCGGGGCGGACGGCCTGCGCGGGGATCGGCGTTTTCATCGTGAAGGCTCACATGGCTCGTGGGCCTTCGGCTTCGGTCGCGGGCAGGGAATCACGTCGGCACTGTCGGTTCAAGGAAATTGCGCCCGGCCGCCGCGCTGTCCCACCTGGCATCGAACTGTCCCACTTGCCGATCGAAGTGGGACGCCGGATTTTCCTTTCGAATCAATGTCTGTCCCACCTGTCCCACTTGTCCCACCTTTTTCCCTACGTCGTATGAGAAAGAAGGAAGGCGGCCGGGACACATGCTTTTCATACAGGAAAGAGAGAAGTCGGCGGTCCAGGTGGGACAGGTGGGACATCGTTGATCTTCAATGGTTTTTTCTGTCCCACCTTGGGCTTGAAGTGGGACAGGCCGCGAAGTGGGACGGCGCCCGAACGAAAAGGGGCACCCGGATGGATGCCCCTTCGATGCCTTCAAAGCCCTCCCGGCGTCAGACGTCGGCTTGCCGCCTGCGGTAGCGCCATTCGCGGGTCGCGCCCGTGCCGCTGCGGTATCGCTCCCAGTCCCGCGACTTCAGCCAGGCTCCCACGCGCATCTGGTCGCCCTTCGTCCATTTCGCGGGCTCGATGCCGAGCGCGCCTTCGAGGATTTCGCCCACCGACACGTCGCGGATCGGCTCGGGACGTTCGAACTCTTCGTCCTGCCAATCATCCCAGCCCGCGTGGCCGCGATCGACGCTACGGGTGTCATGGGTCAGCCACCGGTCGATACGGGCGTCCCAGGCATCCGCCTGATAGCGCGCCTCCTGCGCTGCACTGGCCTCGGCAAGGATCGCCGGGTCGTCGATCCACCAGATCGCGCCTTCGCGGAAGCGACGGACGGCCTCGGCCCAGAGCTGATCCCGGTCGCGGGCCAGCGCCGCGATGTCGATGGTCCCGCAGCGCAGAGGCCAGAAGCGGCGGTTGCCGGTCTCGTCGCGCAGATAGGTGTCGGGATTGACCGTGCCGGCGAAGACGCACTGGCGCGGCACCTCGACCGTGTAGCGACCGTAGGGAGGACGGAAGCGGTCGGTGGTGCGCGTGAGGAAGGCCTTGATGCGCGAGACCTCGGCCCGGCCGATGGCGTCGAGTTCGGCGATCTCCACGATCCAGACGCCCTGCATGTGGATGGCGGCGTCCTTGGACCCGAGCTCGGGCAGTTCGTCGGTGAACCAGTCCTCGCCCGCCAGAACCTTGATGGCCGTCGATTTGCGCGCGCCCTGCGGCCCCTCGAGGATCAGCATGTGATCGGCCTTCACGCCGGGGCGGAAGATGCGTGCCACGGCCGAGATGAGCCAGAGCGCACCGACGGTGTGATGGAACGCGGTCGGGGCAGCGCCGAGATAGGTGCTGGTCCAGGTCTCGATCCGGGGCGTACCGTCCCATCTCAGCGTATCGAGCCAGTCGCGGACGGGGTGGATGCGGTGTTCGCGGGCGACGGCGCCGACGGCACGACCGACCACGAGCGGCGCGACATTGACCCCGCGCAACTGCAGCCATTCCGCGGTCCGGACATCGTCCGCATCCTCCCAGGGGCGGGGAAACGGACCGGTCGCGGTATCCCAAGGGAGCGGTTGGCGGACAACGATCTCCTGGGAGAAGTCGTCGAAGGCGAGAACGCCTGCGAAGACCGGATCGGAGGTGAGGGCGACGATGACGTTGGCCTCGTTGCGCTCCGGCGCACCGGCCAGATCGAGCCGCAGGCGCCCGAACCAGGCGGGCTTCGGGATCGGCGCGTGCGGATCGCCGGTGGCGTTCAGGCGGCGGCGGAGCTCGGCCAGCTGCCGGGTCAGGACGGACATGCCGATGCCGGTCGCGGACTTGATCCGCGCGACGACCTGGCGTTCGGGCAGCGGATCGAGCTTCGCCAGCGCGATGCGCCCGAGAAGCGTGGACAGGGCCTCGAACTCGGGCGGGTCGGTCAGCGCCTCGGCGGCGGCGATCAGGGTGGCGGGATCGTCGACGGACGCCACGATGGGGGTGGCCGTCTCCATTTCCTCGGCCTGCGACTCCGATATGTTGTCTGCCGAGTGCGTGTAATCCTTGGCGCGGGCGCCACGCTGCAGATCGTCATTGAAGTCGTCGCCGTGCAGCGGCGCGACGATCTCGTTCGGGATGTCGTCGCGGTTCAGGCGGTCCGAGAGCGTCGCGGCCGCCTGGCGGCCGGCGTCGCCTGCATCGGCGTAGATCGTGACCCGCGTCGTGCCCTCGGGCCACCGGAACCGCGCCAGACCGTCCGCGGACAGCGCCGCCCAGACGGCGGTGCCGAACAGGTCATGCGCTGCCAGAGCGGTCTCGATTCCCTCGGCGATACCAAGGTGGCCGTCCTCCGGCATCGGGAACAGCCGGACCGCGGCATCCTTCACGCTGCCGAGCATCTTCTTGCCCGGAGGCGCCTTGGCGCTGCCGTCGTCGAGCAGGAACGTGCGATGGATACCCGGCGCGCGCTCCCCGTCCGGCAGCCGCAGGATCGCGATGAGGCCGGGCCAGCCGCGGCAGCTGTCGAAGTCCGGGAGATCAGGGTGGAACAGCAGGTCGGGCGATCCGGGATCCGACAGCCCGCGGGCGCGCAGATAGGTCTCGCCGGGCGTGCCCGCGATCGGCACGGCCCCGCCGACAAGACGCGCGATCTCGGCCGAGTGGTCGGGGCGTGCGCGCATGGCCGAAGCCGGCGCGGGCCGCGGCGCCGGATGGTCCATCCCCGCAAGCCGCGCCGCCTCGTCGAAGAGCGCGCCGTCGCAGAGGCCGGTCGCCTGCGCGATCAGGTCGATGGGACCGGCCCGCTCGCCGGTGGCATAGTCGAAGCCCCAGCCGGCATAGGGCCCGTCGAGATGGATGGTGCAGGAGCCCTCCTTGCGCGGCGGGCGGCCGGACAGGTCGGCGCAGCGCAGGGACCGGCGGTCGCGCGCCAGCCTGGCCTGGGGGAACAGCCCCGGCAGCCAGTCGGCGGCCGTGCAGGCCAGCCGCTCCTTCACGGCGGCGAGGTCATGCCGGGTCTTCGTGACCGCGATGTCGTTGAGGTCGATCATCGCATCCCTCAGGCCAGAAGCACGAGACCGCGCTCGGCCCGGGTGATCGCGGTGTAGAGCCAGCGGCGGCGGTCGATCTCGCTGCGGCCCAGCCCGTCGTCCCAGACGATGACGTTCTCCCACTGCGATCCTTGCGCCTTGTGCGCCGTGATCGCCCAGCCGAAGGTCGCCTCTGTCAGCTTGCGCTTCTCCTTGTAGTCGCGGTCGTGGCGCCGCGCGTCGTAGGCGACATGGTCCTCGAAGTGGCCCTTGTAGATGCGCAGCCGGCCCGGACGCCCGTCCCGGTCGGGTTCGCCGATGCGGCGGCCGTCCTCGGCATCGCGCACGACGGCGGAGAAGTAGAGGCTTCCCTCGTCGACGATGTCCTCGAGGGTCAGGAACATGCCGTTGATCAGGCCGAGCGCGTTGTCGTTCTTCAGGCAGATGATCTTTTCCGCCCTTCCGGTGGGCAGATATGTCCCGCCCAGCCCGGCCGCCGCCCGCATCGCATTGTTCAGCTGGAAGCGCGTCGCGTTCAGGCCGCAGATCAGCTGGCCGCCGCGCAGCGCCTGCTCCGGCGTGATGTCGCCCTTGCGGAGCTTTGCGACATGATCGTCGTAGACGCCGAACCCGATGGGCTCCCCCATCCGCGCCATGGTGGCCAGCCGGACGATGGCGCTCTCGGCCGCCTGGCGGTGAATCTCGGTCAGCATCACGTCGGGCGCGTCGCGGGTGAAGGCGCCTTCGCCCTTGATCGGCGGCAACTGTCCGGGATCGCCGAGCACGAGGATCGGCTTGCCGAAGCTCATCAGGTCGCGCGCCATCTCCTCGCCCACCATCGACACCTCGTCGAGCACGATCAGCCGGGCGTCGGCCGCGTCGCTCTGCGGGTTCAGCGCGAAGCGCGGGTGCTTCATCGCCGAGAGCCCCTGGCGCATCGCCTCGATCGCGGCATCGGCGGTGGTGCGCGCGAAGCCGCTGAGGCGAAGAGCATCGCGCTCGGCCAGCGCGATCTTGCGGGCGGCCTCCTCGATCTCCTCCTCGGTCGCCTCGATCGCCGTGTAGATCAGGCTGTGAATGGTGCGCGCGGGGGTGCCCTTGCGGGTCAGCACCAGCGCGGCCTTGCCGGTGAAGGTGGCGGTCACGACGCCGGGCACGCAGCGGCCGTCCTTCGCGCTGCGGTGGGACGAGAGACCAAGGTCGTCGAGGGCGAACTTCAGGACCGTGCTCTTGCCCGACCCGGCATAGCCGAAGAGCCGGAACACTTGTTGCTCCTCGGTACGGTTCTCGAACCACTCCTTGATCTCGCGGATCGCGGCGGCCTGCGTGGCGGATGGGGTGAACTCGGTCATTGCCGCTCTCCCCAGCACCGGCCCGCCCATGCGCAGGGCGCGTGCCACTTGCCGGCCGCCATGCCGCCGCGGCAGAGGACGGCCGCGGGCTCGGCCGCGGCGCGGGGCAGCCATTCCGCCGCCTCGGAGGCTCGCACCACGGCGACGGCGCGATCCGACATCTCCTGCGCGAGACGCGCGTCGAAGGGCACGAGTTCGGCGTGCAATTCCATCGTGTCGCGGTTCAGCGCGGTGAAGAGCGCCGAGTTGGGGAGCTCCATGTAGGCCTGGTAGAGCGCGATCTGGGCGGCATAGACCGGGCGCGCGATGCTCACACCGCGCTTGACCACGTCCTTCCAGCTGGAGGCCCCGAGCGCCTTGTTCTCCCAGAGCGCGGGATAGTCCATCGCGACGGGGCCGGAGACGAAGCAGCCGTCGATATGGCCCTTGAACCGGCCCGCCATGGCCTCGAAGCCGAACTGGCGGCCATCGGGCCGTTCGGTGCGCAGGTCGAACCCGGCGAACCGCAACCAGCCTGCGACGATGTCCTCGGCCCGGTGGCCCGCCTCGAAGATCCGCAGCGTGCGCGGTTCGAACTCCTGCCCCTCGTCCTTGGGCACCGCGAGGAAGTCGTACTGGATCTGGCGCAGGCAGTCGCGCCCCAGCCCAGAGGAACTGACATAGGTGCGGGGGCGCTCGTCCCTGTGGCGTGCGGCCAGCGCCGTGTCGATGGCGGCGGATACGGCTTCGGCGATGGGCGGACGGGGCACGGCGGCGCCGTAGAGGCAGCCCGAGCCCTTGTTGAGATCGATCATCGCGCGCGCTCCCAGAACCCGCCGGCCTGCGCGATGCAGGTCAGCTTGTGGAACTGCGCCTCCGTCAGCCGGGCGCTCTCACTGAGGCGCGCGAGCTTCCGGCGCAGGCTCTCGCAGAACGCGATCTCGAAGTCGGTGACGGCGTTCCCGGCGGCCGCCTCGAGCAGGCGGGTCCAGCTGCAGGACGCGGTGTCGTCGTTCAGGTCGATCATCGCGCGGCCCCTCAGAACGGCAGAGGGTCGTCGAGGGCCGTTCCGGTGCGCTCCTTGCGCGCGGCCTGCTCCTGCATGCTGTCGATGTAGCCGGTGACCGCCGCCTCGATCAGGCGGTCGATGTCCGCGGCGCTGCGGTGGAAGAAGGGCGCCATCAGACCGAGGTCGGTGAGCGCTTCGGCGAAGGGCGTCCGCGCATCGCGGATCGCCTGTGCCTCGCGGGCGGTCTTGTCGATCATGCCGTTGTTCCTTTGAGCGATTGCACTGCCCAAGTCCTGACAGCGGAGCGAGCAGAAGCGGTGATATCGGTGGCGATCCCAGCGGAGGCCGTGGCAGTAGCCGAAGCCCCGGGCCTCCCGGGCGCAGACGGCGCAGAGTTTGGGCTCCGCCCGTTCGCGGCTGAAACGCTCCCCCGGAGCGTTTCCGGGACGCCGCTCACCCCGAGCAAGAAGCTCCCGATCGGGTCCTCGGGCGGCCATCCCGCCCGCTGGAGCTTCTCGGTCTGCATCACGATCCAGCGCGAGATCGCGTTGCTGGCCATAGCCTCGAGGTCGCCGAGGGTGAGGCTTGCGATGGGTTGGTGCAGTCTTCCTCGGGCCTCGAGCCAATTTCCGATCTCCAGCGCAGCGGCGCGCGTCGCATGCGCTTGCCATTGGTCCGGGGTCATGGGCCGGTCGCCCGGCCCGGCCCCGTCGGGCTCGGCGGTAGGGGAGCGCGCCGACCCGCCCGACCGCCGCTTGCGCCGCACCTCAACCATTGAGCCAGGCGGGCATGGCGGGCGCGGGGGCCTGCGGCGCGGGCGGTTGCTGCCGGGTCGACTGCGGGGTCGGCGCCTGCGCGCCCCAGGCCGGGGCCGCCGCCGGGGCTTGCGGTTGCGCGCCCCATGCCGGCGCGGGCGCCTGCCAGCCCGGCGCCGGCACGCTCGCGGCCTTGCGCGGCGGGGCGTTGACGGGCTCCGGGGGCACGGTTTCGCCGCGCATGATGGCGGCGTGGCTCGCGTCGTCGGGCAGAACGACGTTCGCGATCCGGTTCTGGTCGCGGTACTGCGGGCTGGAGGCGGGCTCCACCATGATGCGGGCGGCGAAGACGATCCCGTCGAGATGCCTGAGCCCGGGCAGCACCCGCTTGGCCTTGGCTGCTGGGGATTCGTCCCTGGGATCGAGCCCGAGGGCGCTGTCGACCATCGCCCGAAACGTGGACTTCGAGATCTTCCAGCCGATGGACTGGCCCTTCTCGTCGAGCTTGCCGCCCGCCACCGTGAAGCTCTGCCAGAACTTCCGCCGGGCATGCGGCCCCTCGAGGATGGTGAACTCGCAGTCGCGCATCTTCGCGTCGCTCGACTGCGACGCCTTCAGCAGCCCCGCATCCGCCGGGGTCGCGCCGTTCACGCCGCCGGGGCGCACGGTCAGGCGAACCTTGGCGAAGGTGCCGTCGGGGATCAGCTCGCCGATGGGGGCCATCTGCGGCTGGGCGTCGTTCAGATCGTAGCTCATGGGATCATGTCCTTTCAGGGATCAGGAGGCGAAGGCGGATTGGTGGGGGGCGCGGCCGTCGATCCGAGCGAGCAGCGCGCCGAGGTCGGGCGGTTCGGTCAGGTCGAGGCGGCCGGAGCGGTCCTTGGCGGGAAGGCCCCAGGGGTTGCCGGATTTGCAGACAAGGCGGCGTTCTGTGGCGGTCTCGTCCAGCACCCAGTCGCCCTTGGCGTCGCGGCCGAAGAGCTGCATCGAGACCACCTGATCGACGATGCCCGGCAGTTCGCGCGCGGCCTTCGTGCCCTCCATCTGCGGCTGCCAGGTCGTCGCGCCGAACTCGTCGGCGACCTTCTCGAGCACGCCGACGAAGATCACCGTCTTGCCGCGCGCGTGCTGGAGGTGCTTCAGCGCCTGGATCACCTCGCGGCCCAAGAGCCCGTAGGCCCCGCGGACATCGGGCTTGCCGGTCCGGTCCGAGAAGGCCTCGGGCTGCTGGCGGGCATAGGCCATGGCCTGCCGCGTCAGGTCGGTGATCGAGTCGACGAAGACGATCCGCTTCCGGGACAGGAAGTCCTCGATGCCGGTGCCGAGATACTGCTGCTGCAGCCAGGCGTGATACTCGGCGCCGTACCACGATTGCGGATGTTGCGCGGGGTCCGGCCCACCGATCAGTACGGCGAGGTCGCGGAAATCGGCGAAGCTGCGCACCGGGATCGAGTCCCCGCGCCAGTCCTGCACCGACTTCATGCCGGCCTCGAGGTCGAGGCAGACCGTCTCTTCGGCCGGCAGGGATTTCAGGAGCGAGGTCTTGCCCACGCCCGGCGGGCCGAAGATGGCGAGCGAGGTCTTGTTCTCGGCGGCCGAGAGGCGTTCGTCGGCGGTGATGATGCGGCAGGCCATGGGGTTCTCCGAAGGGTTGAAAGGGCGCGGCGGCGGGGGTGACCGGGTGCCGAAGGGGAACCTGCCCGGCGTTGCCGCTCGGGCGTCCCGCCGCCGCGCGTCACCGGTCCCGCGCCTCGAGCCGGAACACGGGTTTGCCGGTGGTCTCGGTGCGGGCGGCGGCGAAGCCCTCGCGCAGGGCGTCGGGCCAGGCGCCGAAGCGCCGCTCGGGCACGCGATAGGCGATCTCGAGGTACTGGGTCGGATCCTCGCCGGCAGCGCGGATGCGCTCGGCCATGGCTGCGAGCCGGTCCTGATCCCACGCGACCTTCTTCGGGAGATCGGCGATCACCACCACGCCCGCATCCTCGATCCGAACGGTGCCGGAGGTTTTGCCCTGCGCGGCCCGCTCGGCCGCGGCGGCGGCCTCGTAGCGCTGCGCGATCCCGGCCTCGATCCGGTCCCGCAGCCGCTTCACGCGGGCGGTCTCGGCCGCGCCTTCTTCCTGCAGCGCGAGGAGCAGCGCCGGCGGCAAGTCGGCGATCTCGCCGATGGACAGCCGGTCGAGATCGTCGAACCGGGGGGCGTTGTCGGGATGCGGCATGGCGGGAACTCCGGTCGGGGGAAACGGGACGGCCATCAGGCGGCCTCCGCGGCGTCGAGAAGTCGGGCGAGCGGCATCGGCGTGCGGCGCGGCCGCGTCCGCGCGACGGCGAGATAGGCGAAGCGGTCGGGGCCCACGCGCTCCTGCACGAGGTGGACGAGCCCGGCCTCGAAGGCGCGGAAGGCGGCATCGGCCAGCGCGGCGAGCCGGCGGCGGTCGGCCTCGGGCAGGGTCGAGATCGCCGGCGCGCTGTCGATCCCGAGGAACCCGCGATGGTATTCCAGCCGGTCGCCGGGCATCGCCTGGCCGACCCAGGCGCAGAACTCGATGTCGGTCGGCGGGCGGGGCCGCGCCGGGGCGAAGGCGGCGAAGGGCATGACGAGCATCTCCATGTCCTCCCTCTACTCACGCCGCCCGCAAACCGTCCCACCGCCCCCCGAGCCCGCGCATGGCGAGGTCGAGCCGGAGGCGTGCGAGGCGGCGGTAGAGGGCGGAGCGCGAAAGGCCGTCGCGGCCGACGAGTTCGGCGACGGCGCAGGCGCCGAGCGCGGCGCAGAGACCTCGGGCCTCCTCCGGCAGGTCGGCGAGCGCCCGGGCGAGATCGTGGCGGGTCTCGACTTCCGTCGCGGCGCACCGGTCCTGGCCGTGCCAGGCGGCGAGCCCGTCGGCCTCCGTCAGCAGGCAGCCGAGCGGCACGTCGCCGCCGGAAAGGGGCGCGTCGAGGGAGAGCATCCCGCCGCCCTGCGCCCGGCGCCGGCGATGGTGCCGGATCGCGATGCGCGAGCACTGGTTGCGCAGCACGATGTTGGCGAAGGCGCCGGTCGAGCCGCGGCGCTTGTCGAAGCCCGGCAAGCGGCAGATCAGGTCGACGAGCAGGTCCTGGCGCAGATCGTCCAGATCGGCGGCAGGCAGCCCCAGCTTGCGGCGCAGACGGCACGCGGCGGCATCGGCCTCATCGATGAGCGCGGCAAGGTCGGAGGGGGAAAGCGGCGGGTGCATGTCGTCGTGCCTCGGAACATCGTTGCTGTTGTTCCGAGACTGCCGGACCCGCCGAGGCTTTCGGTGTGATCTGCGTGTGCTTGTTGTGTGCGCCTTGTGTGTCGGGGACTTCAGTCCTCGACGGCCACGGCGGCGGGAGAAAGACCCAGGCGATAGCCGTAGCCGCGCACTGTCTCGATCAGGGCCTCGACGGAAGCCCGCGGCAGGCCGCAGCCCGTGAGGGCTTTTCGCAGATCCCGCACGATCTCGTTCGCCGGGCGCCCGGTCTGCGCCTCGATGGCCTCCTTGCGCAGGATGGGGTCGCGCTGTCCGGCCTGTTCCGCGAAGAGCCGGATCAGCGCGAACATCTGCGGGGCGAGATCGAGGCGACGGCCGTCGAGAACGACCGATCGTCGACTCCGGCTCAGCACCAGGCGCGGCGGGGCGAGGCCGACCGGCGAGAGGCAGTCGAGCGCGAGACGTTCCGCGCCGCATTCGTCGGCTCGGACGCAGTTCGCGAGCGGGCAGGCAGCAAGACCGGCCGTCCGCAGCTGCAGGTCTGTCGCCGGGTCTAGGTCCGTGGCGACGATGGTGACGGGCGCCGTTCCGGCGGCCGCCCTGACCGCGAGCATGGCGGCGGGCGCCTTCAGCGCATGCGTGTCGCGGCAGAGAACGATGCACATGCCCGTCGGCAGCCGTCCGAGCAGCCAGAGCCCCTCCGCGAGGGCGAAAGTCGCCGCCTGCAATCCGCAGGACGCCGCCATGGCGGAAACCAGTCTGTCCGCGTCGATCCCGAACCGTTTCAGGTCGTCCGGCTCCAGGGGCACGTCCGCCGCGGTGTCGCGCGGACAGCAGGCGAGCAAGCGATCTCCTGCGGCGCGGATCGGGCGCGCGTCGAGTCCGCAGTCGCAATGCGCGCAGACGGGCCAGCTGTCGGCCTTGCGCTGCTCGATCAGAACCCCCGCCCGAAGCAGGCCTTCGATCTCGCGCACGGAGAAGCGGTGCAGCGCCCGGCCGGAAACGGTCGTCTCCGCTCCCCCGTTACTCAGCCGCTTCCACAACCAGATCAGCATCGCGATCCTTCTCGAGCCCGTTGCGCGCGACCAGGGCATGGATCGCCTTCTCGAACCGCGTCCGCCGGAAGGCGAGCGTCCCGGGCGGCTTCAGGCGCACGGTCACCTTGGCAGGCTGTTTCGCATCGCTCCTGAAAAACACCCGGAAGGTGATTTCTCCCAGGCGCCAGCCGCGACCGAAACGCACTTCGCTCCCCTTGAAATGCCGGAGCGCCCCACCAGAAGGATCCTTCGATTCCCAGCTGCGCACATGGCGCCAGTTCCCATCCTCGTCCTCGGCGAAGAAGTCGGCCGCCGCCGCCACGATCCGGACCTCGAGGATCCTGTCGTCGAAGGCGTGCCGGAACGCGAAGTCCGGGCCGAACGCTGCGATGGGGTCGAGGGTATAGAGATCGCGCGCGTCCTTGCCCGCGAAGAAACCCGGCCGCCCGAGGATATGCTCGGCGAAGATGGCGGCGACCTCGGCCTGCTGCGCCTTCGGCACGCCGCCGATGCGCAGGAGCCCTTCGTATGGGGCATAGCGCAGGGCCGCGTATTTCACGGCGCGCAGCGTGATGATCCGTTCGCCGTCCCCCGCCACGACCGGCGTCGTCGTGACCGGCGCGCCATGGCTGACGACGAGATTGATCTCTCCGTCTTCCTCGTAGGGCCCGAGACGGCAGTAATCGCCCTGCAGGTCCTGCGCGAACAGCTTCACGATCGCGGCCTTGAAGGCCGCCGACGCCTCGTCCGTCAGGTCGGCTCCGACATCGCGCTGCGGCCCGCGGAACTCGGCCATCGCGGTCGGAGCCCGCAGCGCCTGGAAGTCGGCCGCAGCTTCGAAGATCCGCGGATGGTTCAGATAGGCATGCAGCGCCACATGTTTGGGCTCATGCCTGGCCGGAGCCGGGTCGGACGCGTCGACGGCCTCCTCGGGATAGAGGGCTACGCCCTGGCGCCTCGCCTCGTTCAGGACGAGCTGCATCCCCTCGGCGGATCCGACTTCGGCGACCCGATGCAGGTCCGCGACGAGCCCTTCGGACCATTCGGTGATGGGATTCGCGAAATACTCGGCCATCCGCTCGCGGATCTCGCCCGGCTCCCCGTCGAACGAAAAAGGCTGGTCCGCGCCCGCGAAATGGCGCGCGAAGAGATCGCGCATGAGCAAGACATCGATGCCGCCGAGAAACTTCGGATTGACGAATTTCCTGATGTCGGAACCCATGGCACCCCTTCCTTTCTGACCCGATTGTTCCCTTTACGTTCTATCAGTTCGGACAACCCTGAGTCGAGTCCCGATCACGGGCGTCATGTAGTGCACGCATGTGTGGGACGGTTCGCGTTCGCGATGAGTAGAGGCCGAGGGAGAGGAACGCCCGAGGCCCGCATGAAACGCCCCAACCCGCTGCCGCCAGACCGGATGACCGCTGCCGAGCGCCGCGCCGAGCTGTGCGGCCTGCTGGCCCTAGGGCTGGTCCGCTTGCGGATGCGGGATGGTGCCGAAGTATCTGACGATACTGGAGAAATTCGCCTACACTATCCGGCCGACCGATGCCGTCATGCAACCCCGAACCCGACGGAGACCGCATGACGACGCACGACCCCATTCCCGCACGCCTGGCCACGTTGAAGACCACCCCGACACCAGACCTGAAAAAACAGTGGCGCGACCTGTTCGACATCGAGCCGCCACCCTTCAACCGACGCTACCTTGAGTCCCGGCTGGCCTACCGTATCCAGGAACTCAGCCTTGGAGGGCTGAAGCCCGAGACCATCCGGCGGCTCGAACGGCTGGGCGAGGAACTGGACGGCGGGGACAAGATGAAGCGCAGGATCCGCGCCGATCGCGACCGCCCGATTGCCGGCACGCGGCTGCTGCGCGAGTGGCAGGGCGTCGAGCAGATCGTCACCGTCACCGCCGACGGCTTCGAATGGCAGGGACGGCCCTACAAGTCGCTCTCCGCCATCGCGCGCGCCATCACCGGCACGCGCTGGAACGGCTGGGTGTTCTTCGGCCTCAGGAACCACAGGGGGGTGAGCGGCGGCGGCCGCAGGCCGGCGGACGATCCGGCGGATCGTTCGCAGCCGCGAACGCCCGGAGCGCAAGCGAAGGGCCGGGAGACATGACGAAGCCGCCCGAAAAATCGAAGCTCGTCCGCAAGCTGCGGTGTGCCGTCTACACCCGGAGATCTTCAGAGGAAGGGCTGGAGCAGGAGTTCAACTCGCTCCACGCTCAGCGCGAGGCCTGCGAGGCGTACATCGCCAGCCAGCGTTCCGAGGGCTGGGTGCTTGTCCGCGATCAGTATGACGACG